TCTGCATTAGCAGGGATGAACCAACGTCCACCTGCTTCTGTCACCATGTATTCAACTGTAAGTCCATCGTAAGCCATTTAGATTTCTCCTTTGTTTTTAAGTTCTTCAAATGTTTTAGCATCAACAATGTAGAAGGTTGCTATCACTGGTGATGGTGAATCTGTTGATGTGTTATCACTTAGAGTACAAGTAACAGTGACAGCGCCTTCCTCAGGAAAAGTTAGGACTGTCTGTTTACTCTGCTGACCTACCATTAGTGGGTAATCATTTCTTGCTTCCCATTGATATGTAGGACTTGCATCACCATCAAAGAATACCTCAGCAGGAACTGGGTCATTCATTAATAGCGTCACTCCAGCTTCAGGAATCAAGATGTCATTAACATGCATTGATGTGTTACCTATCACTGTAGACAGTGGATCAGGTTCAGGTTCAGGTTCAGGTTCAGGTGGTGCCGGATGAGTGACGTTCTTAATTGCTGTCTTGGAGTTGAGCTGATTACCTTCACCATCTACTGCTTTGCAGTTGAACATAACGGTGGCATCATTCTCTGTAATTGTATAAGTAACAACTGTTCTATCGTTAGGGTACTCAGTCCAGGGACTATAGAAAGCTCTACCTTCTGCCTCGGCATCATATCCAGTTACAAAGGTCCACTCCCATCTGTACTGAGTAGTAAGAGGTGGTGGTCCATTTCTAAATAGTGCAGTAGTAGCAGTGACAACTTCACCACCTTCATAGACGTTGTTAGCTGAATCCCAGAAGCATCCACCTTCTAGTTCAAGAGGTGGGATGATGATCTCAGCTACAGCTTGCCAGCCAGTAAAGCTATTGATTTGATCATCGCTAGTTTTACCTTGACAATGGAAGCGAACATCTACACCACCAGCCGGGAGTGTAAGTGTTACATCCTTACCTGTGTTGTTGTAGGTAGTCCATGACCCATTGGTGATTGCATTGTCACCACCAGTAGGTCTAGTCTGCATTCTGTATCTATAAATAGCTGACTCATCACCGTTGATGTAGGTAGCAGTATGAGCTACAACATCCATCAGTTCAATGAACGGTGGTGTTGATACCCAAGTACATCCCCACTCCAACTCAATAGGTTTGGTGAGGTACTCAGCTGGTGCTGTTGCCACCTTTGTGTATCGAGATACATAATCAGTGACCTGATAGGTCCGGTTGTACTTTGTACCCGCTCCAGGGTTTCTTATGATCTTTGTGTATCTGGTAGGACTGTCTGTACCAGCTACCACCTTCTCGTGTGTCATAGATTAAATAATCAATTGAGAACATGCCACCACCTATCAAGGTGATGCTTAGCGCTCCTCCCATGTACAGAACTAATAGCTCTAACAAGTAAATGTTAAAGCCAGTAGTTACTAGTGCATGGTAGATAGCAACTGACATAGTGCCAGCTATAAGGAGACCACCTAAGCGAGTAGCTAGTCCGGTGATCAACATCCAACTACCTCCTATTTCAGAGAAGGCAGCTAGATAAGATAGGGTGATTGGAAATGGTAAGCCGATGGGTCTAACGAAAGCATCAGCAAAGTTATTAATGTTTGCTAGTTTTTCGAATCCATGGTGCATAAGCATTGAGCCTACTGCCACCCTCAGTATTAATAACCCTGCTGATTTAAACATTAGCCGATAGCAGGTGCGTTAAGTGCTACTTGAGTAGAGCTAGTAGCTGCTAGATCAAGTGGGAAGTTGTGAGCATTACGTTCATGCATAACTTCGAAGCCAAGGTTAGCTCGATTCAGAATGTCGGCCCAAGTGTTAACCACCCGTCCGTCATTTGTTTGAATGGACTGATTAAAGTTGAGTCCATTGAGATTGAATGCCATAGTACTGACACCAAGTGCTGTAAACCAGATGCCAACAACAGGCCAAGCAGCAAGAAAGAAATGGAGACTACGCGAATTATTAAAACTTGCGTACTGGAAAATGAGCCGTCCGAAGTAGCCATGTGCGGCCACGATGTTGTAGGTCTCTTCCTCTTGTCCGAATTTGTATCCATAGTTCTGACTTATTTCTTCAGTAGTTTCCCGAATGAGTGAGCTTGTAACCAGACTTCCATGCATAGCTGAGAAAAGACTCCCACCAAATACACCGGCAACACCAAGCATATGAAAAGGATGCATAAGAATATTGTGTTCAGCCTGGAATACCAGCATGAAGTTGAAGGTGCCGGAAATGCCAAGAGGCATGCCGTCACTGAAGCTACCTTGTCCAATGGGATAAACAAGGAAGACAGCGGTCGCCGCAGCAACCGGAGCAGAGTATGCAACAAAGATCCAAGGCCTCATACCTAGTCGATAAGAAAGTTCCCATTCGCGTCCCATGTAAGAGAAGATACCGATAAGGAAGTGGAAGACCACGAGTTGATAAGGTCCTCCGTTATAAAGCCATTCGTCAAGTGAACCAGCTTCCCACACTGGATACATGTGTAATCCAATGGCGTTAGAGCTAGGCACGACTGCGCCAGAAATGATGTTGTTTCCATAAAGTAGTGCTCCTGAAACAGGCTCACGAATACCGTCAATATCTACAGGAGGAGCGGCAATGAACGCAATGATAAAACAGGTCGTTGCTGCCAGCAAAGTAGGCACCATAAGTGTACCGAACCAGCCAACATACAGGCGGTTGTTAGTAGAGGTTACCCAATTGCAATAGTCTTCCCATAGATTATTCTGTTGTTGTTGTTGTCTTGAAATTGTAGCGGTCATTTAATTAATAGTTCATAGTTGTATGTCGTCATTAAGTAAGACCGGTTTTAGGGTCACGGCAACCCAAAGCAGGGAGAGGAATCGAACCTCTCCTACACCATCTGCTACCACCTAATCAGGTGGAATAAAAGTACTGGTCCTGAGTAGAACCCATCGCTCCAATCAAAAGAGAAAGGGTGCAGGTGCGAGAACTCCTGCATCTACTTGTGGACAGAACTCACGAGCAATGGCACCACGACGGGTGCCTTCTGCGTGGCGGCGGTCACAAGCAACACGAACAGTGCGATAGCGTTCAACCTCAAGGCCAACGCCTCGAGAGAATGGGAACACCTCACCTGTAATAGCTTCGTTGTAGCAAACATCTACACGGGGACCATAGGCATCACCGCAAGAACGGATTGCATAGGCAGGTCCACGGGTGATTTGTCCCTGACTGAATGCAGGATCAACTTGTACTGCAGAGACGGGTGTAGCAGCGATCAAGGCTGCAGGAATAAGTGCTAGTGCTTTCATGCTTTTTTAGTAGGTTTACGTTTTGATTTAGGTTTAGCTTTGGCTAGTGGTGTCCTGAAAGGATTACCGGATGGTTTAGCTGGACTTGGATAAGGACCTCCCTTACCCTTACGGCTTGGGTCGTGTGTTTGTCCTCTTGGCATTACCACACACCAGGAATAATTTGTCCGGTAAGTGCATACGCTCCGAGAGCTGCAATCACTCCCATCATTGCGAAGCGACCATTCAGGCGCTCAGCTTTTTCGTTGTGAGTTTCAGTTACGTCAGTCATAATAATAAGTGGTGGTTCTTTTGCAAAAATGTTTGTTCTGTTGCCTTCTTCGATTGTTACTACCATTGGAGATTGTTACTACGTTCAAGTTTTTCGTACACGTCTTGCCGATAGGCAGGGTCATCGTCATACCTAGGGTCACCCATGGCACGGACTACTTCTGCTTGGCTACGGAATACATCTGTTGTTTGTGTTGGTGCCTTACCAGTAAGTAACTCACCATCCACTCCATTAACTCGCTCGTACTCAGCTCTCACACCGGCTACAGCAAGCTGAATAGCTTGTAGGTTGCCACTCTCCACTAAGGAATCAAAGGCTGCTACAGAGGCTTCTGGGAGGTTCTCACCGGCCCATTGCATGAGCTGTCCATAAGCTGCCTCTCCACCTGCTGCATTCCTAATGGAATTAACTTCTGATTCAGTTAGATCAGCAACAGGTTCTGCTGCTTTAGGTGCATTGGCTTGCATCTCAATGTATGCATTAACCAATTCACTAGTACTCATCTCTGAGAACTTAGCCATGGTTTCAGCGGAGAGTTCTCCACTCTCTGCATATTCAGAAGAGGCATCAGTAATAAGACTATGAGCAACAGGTACTTCTACCTCTTCCTCTTGCTCTACCTCCTCTTCTGTTTCTTGTGGTTCTTCATCTTCACCACCGCCAAGCTTCCGTTGCAGTTCAATGTATGCCTGCTCTAGTTGCTCAGCGTTCTCATATTTACCAGCAAGTAGCTGACTCTCTGCTTCAGCAATCTGTTCGCCTACTTGTAGAGAGTCCTGCTCTTCTGCTGAAAACTCTTCCTGTTGTTCGTCAGGTACTAGTGTAATCTCGTTTGCCATTTGTTTCTACAGTTAAATTGCCAAGTCCCACAGTCGTGACCTTGGTTCCGGGTGGTACTACCTTCTGACCACTGGGTGTGATCTTCATTACAGGCGCGTAGTTGTTCGCCTGTGGTTTCACTGTTTCAGGTGCGGGTTCAGGTAGAGGCTTCCTCTTGACCTGTTGCTTCCGCACTGGCTTCGGGTTCGTCATTAGGTTGTTGTTTACTTGGGTCCATCATTGGTGAGCTAGCAAATTGACCTGCTTGCTTAACCAACTCTTGCTGTGCAGCCTGTTGCTGTTGTTGCTGCATCTCAGCTTGCATTTGTTGTTCATCTTTCACTAGGTTCATGACTTCAATACCTTGAGCTGCTGCTAAGCGCTTCAGGTATTCAGTTGGGTCGATGTACTTAGCAATGGACTCGGGTCCCATCGTCTGGGATACCGTAGTGATGAATCGAATTAAACTCTCTTGATCTTGTCCACGTCCTAGAGCATTCACACCAGCAACAATTGTTGGTTGAACAAACTGCTTAGGAATAGTAGGGATCTTACCTGAACGTGTCAGTGTAAGCATCTTTCTATTCAAGTAAGGTACTAGGAACTCAACAGTTAGAAGGCTGAAGATATTTCCTAAGGCACCTTCGAGTTCGAGTTGCGTGAGGCGAACCTCTTCCGCAGTAGTGCGCTCAGACTGTCGGACATTAAGTACAAGGAATGCATCGTAGATACGTTGAGAGATAGTCTGTGACATATCTGCTGCTGTTCGGAAGTCAGCTGTCTTACCAACCTGCACTACCGACACATCATCTACCCGTCCCTGAATCACTGCACCGTTACCAGCTTGCGCCAGAGTCTGTGGTTTAGTAGTGGATGAGGGTGACACTAGGAAGACAACTTTAGCTGCTGCTGCAGAGCCTTCTATGAGTGCCTGAGAGAGTGCTTCAAGTGACCTCAGATCACCTAGGAACTCCTCTACTCTTCCACGTCCGTAGTCCTCACCATCCACAGCGTTAAACCTTAGAGGTAACCACGGTGATGAGTTCTTAGGTGCTGAACCTTGACTGTTAGGAAGGATCTTATCGAACACTTCCTGATGCCACTTCCAGCGACCGTTCTTATCATCTAGTTTGACGTAGGTATAAACCTCAACGTCATCATCAATACCACCTGCCGCTTCTCCGTCATCACCAGGTGAGTCAGGCTTACGTGTAGGCAGTGGAATACCTAACACTTGTCGGCTAATAAGTTCCTTGGTTACAATCTCCAAGACATTACCGTTACCATCACGGTTAACGACAAAACGATTAAGAGGATAGTTCTTAAGTCCATCTTTTGACATGTAAATGAGTGAGTTACCTGAGACAATCAGATGTTTGATGGCTTGGTGTACTACTACTCGATCATTGGATCCGCTAATGCTATCCATTACTTGTCGTTCAATCTTACTAAACGAAAGGTCTAGTTCAGACTTGACTTCAGGATCAATCTCCTCTCCTACTTTATCGTCCCTGATTTGTAGCTTAAAGAAGGTAGTCTGTGGTGGTAGCAAAGCCATCATTAACTTAGAGGCTAAGGTCACAACAGACTTGGCACCTACCGATTGCCAGGGTGTCTTTAGAGTCTTGTGTGTATTATTAGAATCATCTAGCTTGACTAGATAGGGTAGTGTTAGACGAGAACAATCAGTAGCTACGTTTAGGAACTCATTCCGTGCTGATGATAGTCTGTCATACCTTTCTCGTGCCTTCATAGATTCAGTGTCCCTGGTTTAGAACCTGTGTTAGGTGCTCCCTGTACACCAGGCCTGGACATAACTGATGCTCTATTCTTACTAGTTGCTTTCTTCTTTTTACCTAACACTAGGTCAGGTGTTTGGTTTGGATCTTCTACTGCCTTGCGTGGTGCTGGCGCTTCCCTAGGTGGAGGCGGTGGCGGCAAGGTTGGTGGTAGTGGTGCGGGTGCAGGGACCTTGGGTCCTCCTCCTCCTCCTAAACACATGTTAATTCTCCTCGATACGTTTGGTTAGCCAGTCAACAACTGATCGTTGTCCAGCTCTGTACATAATTGATTGCAGATGTTCTGCTGGGTGAGGATTGATGGCAGGAAATGTTTCTTCCATCTCTCGCAGAATGGTGATCAGCTCAGGACCGTAGATGGCCTCAAGCATATTAGGGTTAGGCATATTGTGGCAAGTTAATGTTGCTGTGCTCAAAGAAAGCAGGCATCCTTGCACTCTTGGTGAAAGAAAGTTCAGGTGCTTTACCCTGATACATCAGGTTATCGCTCTGTTTGAGCCAGAATTTTTTATCCAAATTCTTCGACTGAGTAGAATTACCTAGTGGTTGCATTACCCAGTTAATAGTCGCCTTCCTCAACTTATCAAGTGAAGGACTAATCTCTAGTCCTAGTTCTCTACAGACGAGGGAGTTGCTGGCGACGTGTACTTGTTCGTCTCTGGAGATGTCCGCAGAGACTGTTCTTTGACCAGCGTCACCATTAGCTCGGAGAAACGGCAGTAATACGAAGAAAATTGCACGTTCGGCAACCATCGCTTTGGTGATCGTGTGATCTGGATGCGCAATCCATGCGCGTTGAATTGCCAAGGCTTCCTGCTCGTCTTTCTCATTAACTCCGTGAGCATTGGCGATGTAACCAAGTGCCAAGTCGTGGTTCTCTTCATCCCGTACATTTGAGATGAGTAGCTCTCTGGCGAGTGCTGGTACTTCAGTGGCCAAAGCATCGGTGATAAAGTCTCCTACTGGTAATTCCATATGTCGCATGGCCAGTACTCTTGATAAACACTCTTCTGTGCCTTCACGGACTGGACCTGCATCTGTTTGGACTGGTGTCCACTTTCTTTTTCTTGCTAATAATTTCTCGTAAGGGTTCATTCGGCGCAATCACATTGTGGTTCGTTATTTAAAATTGAGTTCAAATAATCATCCACTTCACCTGCATCTAATGCAGCATAAGCGTCAGACTTATCCTGAACATTTCCCATTACTTGTAGGGAATAGTAAAGGGAG